GATATCTTTCAGGGCTGTGTCCAGACCGGTGGTGTCAGCTCCGATCTTTATCGTCAGTCCTTTTATTGCATTACCCGCCACGTTTTCCGCCTCCCAGCTTAGCCCTCAGAGCGCTGCGGTCGGGCTCTGTCCGGCTGTGATTATATGCCGATTCAAGGTAATCCCGTCCGGCTTCCGTTCTGCTGCAATTCCACACAACAGCATCGTGGAGATAGCCATAGTAGTCGAACAGCTCCAGTTCTCCAACTTCCCGGAAGCTGAGAGCGGTATAGTCCGAGACCACCTTCACATCGCTGCTGTTGTTTACAAAAAACTCCCTGCGCTCCTCATCGGAAGGGGCACAGGGAGTCCTCAGTTTGGGTCGCTGTCGCGAACGCCCTTGATCCACTTCGGGAACTCCTCCATGAAGCGTCCCAGATCGTCTGTGGTGAAGTTATCCTCGATGTAGCTTTCGTCAATTGTCAAACCCTCGTCGTTCCTGCTGCATATCTCTGCGATGCTGTGAAAGAGCTGAGGGTCGTTCTTTGCGGCAAGGTAGCCCTTGTAGTACATCTTCACCGTAGGCGGCTGAATGTGCAGGACTGTGCCATTATCCAGTGTGAATTCAAATCTTCTCATGGTTATTCCTCCTTATATGGACAGGTTCTAAAAAATCGCAGGCAGGATATGCCCTGCCTGCTTCATGTTGTTATCAGCCGTTCTGGTTATCAGTATCTACATCGTCCTCGTCCATAATGATGAGACGCCCGTCGTCGAAGGGCTCGGCACTGATGTTCGGGGTGATGGTCGTCTCCTGACCGGGCTTGTAGGAAGCCGCAAAGCCGTTGACGTTCTTGCCAATCATGGTGTAGCGGACGTCGCCCTTCTCTTTGTCCTTGTGTACAGCACGGATAAGGTAGCGCTTTCCGTCGCTGTTGGTAACTCCTCCGATAAGGGTACGGCGCTTTCCTTCTGTCACTGTCACGGAAGCTGTGGGCACCAGCTTGCTGATCGTGTCACCGTTCCAGGTGATGAGTCCGAAGCTGATAGCTGCCGAGTCGTCAGTCATTTCTGACCGTGAAGCCTTGCCGTCATCGGACTTGACGTTGTAGAAGGTGGTGGAGTATGTTACCTCTCCGCCGTCCTTAGTCCTGCCGATGTGGTTTGCTTCTGTCTCAATCACGTTGTCTGCGGGAATGTCAGCGATAGCATTCCCGGTGAACTCCTGCATATAGATGTCAACTGAGCCAAGTGCAATGCGGTTGATCTCTTTTTTCATGGTTATTCCTCCTCTATGTACTGTATGGTTTCAAATGAAAACGATGTCATGAACATCTTCTCGCCGTCCAGATATGTGTCCGGGAGCTTCATTATCTCGGTGTCGCGGAAAAGCTCCTCGATCTGCCGTTCAAGCTCCGGACGCTTTATATCCGAGTACAGCTCAATGACGATGTTCGTTATGCGGATCATGTTGTATCCGTCCGCACCGCGGATCTCTGTGCCGCCCTCGTAGTATACCATGAAGGGGAGCTCCTGTGGGCTGTTGAACTTCAGGTAAGCAACAGGGAGCTCCAGCGAGGACAGTCTTTCGTATATTTCTTCAAGCTCCATTTACAGCTCCTTTATCAGCTTTTCAACCTTTTCCTGTGCGTGCTTGTTGACGATGCTGATGTGCGGGATAGCTCTCGAACGAGTGGTGCCGTCACGGTTGAGATGTCCGTTTTCCAGCAGGTGGGTCAGACGGTAATTCTTGCCCTTGACGTGGACTGTAACGTTTATCACGCCTCGTTCCTTGTCGATACGGTAGGTCCAGCTCCGCTTGTATGCGCCTTTGGGCGTGCCTGTATTCTCACCGGCATACACCGGGGCGATCTCTTTGATCTCCTGAACAGCTTCTGCACCGATCTTCTTAATGCCCTCGCCGACGGCTTCCCTGATCTCCTCGGTATAGCCGCGGCAATAGTCAGCAAGGGTCTGTGCCAGTTCCTCCGGAGTTATCATATCAGCCATTCCTTGCACCTCCATTGAGCAGCTGGGCTCTGATAACGAGCTCTCGGTGCTGCTCCATATAGTCGTCGATGTGCTTCACATCGTAGGTATCTCCGTTGTAGACAATGCGGATATCCGGCGCCTTTTTGCCGCTGAGCTTTTTGGTGTAGCGTATCTTGAAAACCATATCGTCCTGAGCGTTGACCTGAGCAGCAGCATAGTATTCCTTACCGCCTACACAGTTCACCTCAGCCCAGGGACGGAAAATAGTCTGCCAGACTGCGCGGTCGTTGCCGATCCTGTCCTTTCCGCTGACAAGTGCCTGTATCTCGATCTTTTTGTTGTATGCCATAGCATCACCCTACATGATTGACGGCGTACATGGAAAGGATCGTTTTCACAGCCGGCGCTACCTGCTGATGAAGGCTGAGAGTGTAGCTGCGCTGGGTGAACATATCGTTCACAAGCACACAGAGAGCTATTGCAAGATCCTCGTGCTGGTCGATCTCCTCGTCCGTCAGACTGGTCTCGCCCTTGATGAAAGCCTTTGCAGCCGGAATGAGAAGCTGACCGATGATGTCGTCGCTGTCCTCATCGGAAATGCCGCAGTAGTCCTTGACGATCTCCGCAGTAATTTCGCTGATCTTCATATTTTCGCCGCCTTTCGTATGTATTCAGCGGACAGGTTCACCCTGCACGCTGGTCATAGCTTATGATGCCTTTATCTTCAGAACTGCCAGCTTCTGTTCATCGGTGATCTTGCTGTCAAACTCGAACCAGCAATCGATACCGATAGCGTGCTGATCGTGGTACATTTCTCTGAGGATCTCAATGCTGATATCCTCACGGAAGTTTACAGAAAGGCCGCTGTAATCGCCGTAGAGAACAGCCAGCTTATTAGCGGCAATGCCGTCCATATTATCAGAAAGATATACAGGCTTTCCGAGGAGTCTGTATGGGAACTCGGACGATACATCAGGCTCAATGAGCGGCCTGTCGTTTTTATCCTTAAGCTGCTTGATAGCTGTAAATGTGGCTGAATTCATTGTCCAGCAAGCGTTCTTCTGATGCGCCTGCTTTACAGCTGCCTGGACAGCGATGAGATCATCAAGAGCAATAGCACCGGCTGTACCTGTTGTAACGATGTTGGACGTCTTTGTTGCACCCTCTGCTGCATTGGAGCCCGAACCCTTAAGGAGTTCGCCTTCGAGGAACTGTGCAGCCTTTTCGGCGATCTTGCGGATAACGAATGCTGTAACATTGACCGCAGAGCTGTTGATAACGCTCTTGCCTACAAGCACGAGAGCACCTGCAAGATAGCCTCCGAGGTCAACTGACACGAACTTACCGCTGTCTGCTGTAAGCTTGGTGAACTCTGTTGCATATCCGACGGTTACATCGTGAGTGCTGTTTGCTTTAGTCCACTTGGGTATCTTAAGATTTCCCTTTTCGTGGTAAACTTCAGCACCGGCGAGTATAGGACAGATGTCCTTGATCTCATCAAGTATCCTCTTAGCGATAGTTGTAGGAATGATCGCGCCACTGTTGTTAGTCCAGTCAACATTCTGCTCGCCTGCTCTCATTTCCTGGATCTTGCCGTTGATGAAGTCTGCGAAAGCTCTCTCCTCCAGCTCCTCCTTGGTGGGCTCGGGATCCTTGGCTTTCTGGAGATCAGGTGTGTGGAACTCCGTCAGCTTCTGAGTACGCTCCTCAGCCTTGATAGTGGCATCAAGCTGCTTGATCTCTGCTTCGGTCTCGTCGAACTTCTGGTTCTCGTCCTCGGTAAAGGCTCTGTTCTCGTTTTTGGCCGCCTCGATCATGCTGCTGAGCAGTGCTGCCAGAGCAGTTCTTCTTTCGATAAGCTTTTTCATTGTTTTTCCTCCTTGTATTTGGGTATAAAAATAGCACCCGGTCTGGGTGCTTTTCGGTGTGATTTGTGTGCAGTTGACTGCAAAAGTGGGTATAGAAAAACCGCCTTGTTACGGGCGGTTTATCTCTGTGTTTCTTCGAGCATTGCGGTAAACATATCATCAGGAGTTTCAAAGTCCTCCGGATAATAAAGATCTCCGTCTTCATTATCGGTCTCTGATCTATAATTCATGCCCAAGCAGTTAAATGCTTTTCCATGCAGTATGAAAATCGTCATTTCCAGACCGTCAGGAAGAGAAAAAACGGTATCATTTCCGACTTGATCGGCGGTATAGATTTTACTGAACTTTTTTTCAAGAAATGACTTAGTATCGTTTAGATAATTATCATTTGATCGGATTTCCGTCCATGTCATACCGATTATCTCCTTTCTTTCCGCATGATGCTTTCCAATAAGCACCACGATGATGGCTTTTTACTGCTGGATGATACTGAAAATATCCATCTTTTAGAAAAGCTGTGCGGTATCCTCCGCCCTTTTCAAACGGAACATTTTTCAGACTTGATTTACCTCCAAGAGGCTTAACAGTATATCCGAGTTTCTCAAGATTTTCCTTCATTGATTTTGGAGTGAACTCAGATAGGGCTTTGTGATTATCAATAATCGTGCCAATGATTTCTTCTGATGTAGTTCCGCTTTTGAAAGCTTGAATAATAGCACGCTTTCCCTCTGATTCAATTATACCACTTTCCCCGGCTTTGTCAACCTTTTCCCGGATTTTCCGCCGCCAGGACTGCCGCTGTCTCCGATTAGGATAT